GCTGAACACCACAGATGTCATATGCAATCAAGTTAGGCATAGCACGACGTACTAATGAGATCAATACTGGATCCCAGTTAGCAGCAGCAGGAGTAGCGTTGGCAGCAGTTTCAGTCATGAAGTGTGACTGAGCGCCTTCAGCGATCATTGCTTTCTCTTGAGATTCAAGAACAGCAGCAGTTACTTTACGTCGGTATGGATCGGTGATCTGACCAGCGGTTTCTTCGTTCAGTACTGGTGCCCGCTTGGCTACCAGTGATTCGTAGTTAAGTTCCATTTGTATTCTCCTTGAATTAATGGATTATCGGGTAGTTTTGCGAATTGCAGTTAGGTAACGCTCCATTGAAGGAGAAGTCTCTTCAGAGATTGCTACAGGAGCAGTTTCTTCAGCGATTACTTCTTCAGTTGCGCTTGTTTGCTTGGCGAAGAATGATTCCTTGACAGTGGCGACTTTAGATGCAAATACTTCTGCGTCTTCAAAGTCTAGACTTTTAACAAGTTTCTCAAACTTCTCTGCCTGAGTTTCAGCAAGATCAGAAACTGCTTCAGCGACGATTGCCGCACGTTGCAGTGTCTCAAGTGTTTCGGCCAGGGCGATTGCGTCAGCAGTAGTGTTGTTAAGTGCCTCTTCGAGTTCCTCAACTTGCTCTGCCAAATCATCAACGAGGTCAACCTTAGATTCTGGTACATCGATGTAAGACTCAACGAACAACCCTTTCAGGTTCTCCATGAAGTTCTCAGAGATCTCTGCACGCAGACCGTTCTGGATTGCAACAGCGTTGTCTGCCATCCAGTTCTCAACCACGTAGTTCAGGTAGGAATCTACTTTCTCAACGAGTTCGGAACGCTGTGTTTGAGTTTCCTCAGCAAGACGCTCTCCATAGGTAGATTCAATTCGCTCAATTTCTTCAGCGAGTTGTGACTTCATTGCCGCTTCAAAGATTACAGCAGTTTTTTGCTTGAACTCTTCGGAAAGAGTTGCTTCAGATTCGACCAGCGCGTCCAGTTCTTCAGAGTAAGATGCTGCGTCTTCTGCAACAACTTCTGCAACAACTTCTTCTTCGGCAACTTCGATTTCTTCGCCCATCATTTTTCCGTATGAAGCTTGCAGATCTGCCTTCTTCATACCATTCAACTTACCATACATCGCGTTGATCATACCTGCTTTAGTCTTTGGCATTGGATCGCTGTTCTTCTTGTCACCAGTTCGTGCAGGTGCTTGGGAAGTAGAGTCAGCGGCAGCGGCGGTAGCAGCTACAGACTGGTCTTCAGCGTTCTTCATGTCATGTCCTTCAGCGACAGCATCAACGAGTTCTACATTTTGCTCTTGATCCATAATAGGACTCCTTATTTAAAGGGTTTCTTTAAGATTAGAGAGGAAAGATTTGAACTCACGAACCTGCTCGGCATACGAGTATACCTTTGCAGAAGGAGTAACGATTTCAGTCTCTTGTTCTTCACATATTTCCTGAGCGACCAGAACTCCTTTGCTCCAGACCCAGTCTACACCTTCCATAATACCATTAACGAAAGCATTCGGTGCAGATGGATCTTGTACGATATCAACCGTACTTAAAACAAAGTCGTCTCCGACATACGAGGCACCGCCACGTTGCTCAAGACTACCCATACCACGAGTTGAGACACCAAGGTTGACACCGCCTTCAAGCAAACCTTTTACGATTTTACCCATAGGAGTATCAAGGATTGATGCCTTTCCGATCACATCATTGCCTTCGAAACGAAGATCAGTGATGAGATGCGAAACTTTGTCGAGGTTGACTGTTGGACCTTCAGGGTGGTTCAACTCGCCAACCGCTCGATTCTTAGATACCTGCTCTTCAACATACTTATTAACCGCTCTCTCCATAGTTTTCTTTGGATAGATACGACCATTCCGGTTCTTTTGCTCTGCTTGAGCAAATACGCCTTCTATTATATAAGACTTTTCACCTTTTTCATTTTTCTCAACGATACACTGTACGTTCTGTTCGTTGAATTCAGCAATAAGTTTCATATTAGTTCCTTGATAGCAGTCTCGATTGATTTAATAGCATCCTTTTCAGAACGGAAGGTGTCTAGAAGGTCACCGTCTATATACGCAGCGAACCCTTTACGGGTCTTGTAGACCTGAGTGCCGATTCTCTTGTGCTTCTTGTTGTATACAAGGTCACCAGCAGGTTTCTTATTACGCATTTCTGAAAAGGTTTTCATAACTATTATTTATACCTTATTTATTCTTCAGATGAAAGAATTTCTTCTACGTCTGCTTCTGCTTCTTCGTCGCCGTATAACCCGAGAGTATCTTCTACTTCTTCGTGTTCTTCGTCTGACCCGAGGTCAATCTCAGCAACAGGTTCTTCTTCAACCTCTACTTCAGCAACAGGTTCTTCTTCAACCTCTACTTCAGCAACAGGTTCTTCTTCAACCTCTACTTCAGTCTCATCATCCGCTTCAATTTCAGCAACAGCGTCTTCAAGATCCTCTTCGCTAACCTCAAGTTCAGTTTCGCCGTTAAAGATTTGACCAGCAACGCGCACTTTCTCTGCTTCAAGGGCATCGGATACTTTTGCTGACATAAGGTCGGCAAACATCTTCTGTGAGTCCAAAGCGTTGTCGCCAGCAATGGCGTCCAGCATGTCTTCAATAGAAGGTGTAATCACTTCAACGTCTACAGTTTCATTATCACTCATTATTTTCTCCTAATTACGAGTTCTTTTCATCATCGTCGTTCTCAGGCATCTCGCCAGATTCGACTTCTTTATCTATTTGCTTGCTCATGTCTTCCATTTCTTCTTCAGTGAAGCGGAAGATATTTTTCATTACCCACTCTTTAGATAGGTATTCTCCAACGTACTGTGCTGCTTGGTCCATTGTCTGAAGTTTCGACGCCATGACCTCAGCATCCTTGAGTTCAGTGTAGTGGTTGTCTTTATAGAACTCTACACGGATGCGGTTGTTAAACAACTCAACCCAATCACTGTCAGTGATGACGCCCTTCAGTACCAGATTTTGGCGAAGGATATGGAAGAACAGTTTAGAGAACCTTGCACGCAATCTAGATATAAACTTCTGAAACTTAATCTCTTCTCGATTGATTTCAGTAGCACGACCCAGAGAGAACGCTTGCTCTTGCTCAAGTCGAGATACTGGTACGTTCAGTGCTTGGTATACCTTGCGCTGGAAGTAACGAACATCATCGATCTCGCCAAGGTTCTGACCGCCTGGAAGAGTTGACACCTCAGTACGACGACCGCCTTCACGACGCGGTAACCAGAAGTCGTCAAGCATAGACATGTGCTTACGTGAGTCCTTTAATTCGCCAGTCGCTTGGTCATATACCAGTTTGTTTCTGTAACGAGTCATCAGGTCGTTTACCATCGCGTCTGCCTTACCCTTCGGCAAGTTACCAGTATCAACGTAGAAGATACGACGCTCTGGTGCACGTGCCAGACGGTAGATGATCAAGGAGTCTTCCATCATGCGCAACTGGTTGATTGGGCGCAGTGCTTTATGGATATGGGAAACAACCTTCTTTCTACTTTCATCAAGTAACCCAGAGGTGATGTAACTGACGGAGTCGTTGCTCAGACGTACAGCATTGTTCTTTGGGTCGACAGAATGCGAAGCGCCGCCCTTCTTATCAGAGACTGGTTTCTCATTGTAGATGTAGAATTCGTCAACAGAATCCACAAGAGAGATGCCTGTGTTTGGGTCAGTCTTCTTCTTGACGTTTTTAACTTTACGGATCTTGGTGGAGTCGACATAACGGACTTCTTGTATGCCCTGTTTGAGGTTGTTCTTGTCAACTACCAAGTGGTGGTACATGCGTCCGTCGATGTACCATGAACGAAACATATCATGAGCACGTTCATTGAACAGCAACATATCGAGGACGTTCTGGAACTCTTCATGAATCTTGTTCTTGATATTTTTTGAGACGTCAACCGCGTCGAGGTTTAACTCAACTACGTTCTCGTCGTCAGGAATTACGATCGCCTCGTTGACGATTTCTTCGATTGCCATATCGACTTCTGGATGAGTCGCAGAAGAGCGATATTTGTTTATAAGGTCTGCTTGATCTTTGACTTGAAGATCAGCATATATGTCCATGTGCGTTCCATAATGAAACGAGGGCGAAGTGACATATCCTGCGCCATCATCGTCAGTAGGGGCAACAACAGATCCCATGCTCACTGGTTGGACCGCATCTTCGTCCTTCTTTGCTCTTTTAATTTCGAACCCGAACATTGACACTGCCATTTTTTGTTTCCTATAATTGTGAAAAAAGCAGGGGAGATTTCCCTCCCCTGCTACTACTTATACAGACTCTCTACACCTTAGTTGGTATTAGAGTTTGTCCAGTAGTCGTACTCGATCGTAACAGTGAACTGCTCAATCTCGCCCGCTTGGGCGTAATCAAGGTCGATCGCTGATACGTTAGTTGGGAAACAGTTCTTCAGTTCATACTTCTTAACTGCGTTTCCAACTTGATCAAGTTGCTGTACTTCCATAGTGGAAGTGTAAGTGACACCAGAGTTATTTGCCTGAACGCCTTCGTTCTTCTGGTGACTGTTGATCCCGTCCATCCAAGTTTCGAATGCATCACGGACTGCGAAGTTTGTATCGTTATAGACAGTAATTGTCCATGGTTCGAAGGTACGATCACCAGCGAGTTTAACGATACGCCCACGGAATGGGACTTCTACAGCAGCGACAGTTGAAGCAGGAAGTTGTGCAGCACGACACATGAAGTTAGTCAGATCCTTGTTACCACCAGTATATCCTGGGAAGTTCACAAGTACTGAGAACATGTTTGAACGAGCACCGCCACCTGTCAACTTTGAACGGAAGTCATCTACTTTTAAAATTGCCATTGTTATATCTCCTTAGATGTCTTCGATTACGACAGAGTACCAATAACTTCTTCAAAGTCAATTCCGGAGCGAGTAGCAACGAAGTTGAGAGAGATGAAGTTAATAGAGTACGCAGGTTTGATGAATATTGACGCGACCAGTTCGTTACGAGCAATCACTTCTGGAGTGTTGTTTCTCTCGTCACACTGAACGAAGAAATCCTCAATACCACGTTGTGCTTGAATACCGCGAAGCAGTGGTTCGACGATCGCTACCATTTCTGAGCGAGTAAATTCATCGTTAAACTCGAACATAAAGTTGCGAGCAGCGAGAGCGACTGATTTTTCAACCGCGAGGAACAAACGACGTACATTGATGCGATCAAACGCAGATGGACGTGATTGCTTAGTCTTGTCTCCGAACAACAGGATACCGCGACCAGAAAACTGAACAACTGGGTTTACACCCTTCTTGTACAGACTGTCACGCTCTGCCTTTGTAGGAGAGTAGGCAAGGTTAGTTACACCGAAGTATTCACCACGACGCTCACCAGCAGGAGAGAACCATGGACCGAATCCTGCATCAGTTGCCGCCATGAGACCAGCAGTACTGGACGCAGCAGGAACATAGATGTAGTTATCGTTGTACTTATCGTAAACACGGAGATAGTTGTTATCAACAAACAGGTAGTTAGAACTTGGGAACCTGTCAGTAGTGGTCAGAGTATCTGTCACTGGGTTGATGTTATTAACAACCGCTGCGCGGTTTGGTGAAGTTACTACAACGCAATCCTTACGGGTAGCGCCAGCGATACCAGCGAGATCAGTAACAACAGTTACTTGATCGTCAGCAGTGCTGAGACCTGGAGCGATTAAGATCTGAACGTCAATCTCGTCTTTGTCTTCGAATTTATCGAAACCAAGAACGTAGTCGCCAACGTCAAGAGCGTCGTGGTCATTACCACCGCCCAGAGCGCCACGAGCAGAGTCGTTTGACCAAGAAAGGTTAGTTGCGTAGTCAGTAGAAGTACCACTTGGAGCAGTGCCCCAGTTGTCTCCGTGAACCATGTTCACTGAATCGAACTCGCCGAACCACAGGTACTCAGAACCGTTGTTGATGACAGACTTGATGAAGTTATCTCCACCGTCAACAGTCTTTGCGCCAGTTGCAACAGATACATATGGGAACACTTCAAGGACAGTGCCCTTGGTGCCAGTGATAAGACCATCACTATCGACAACAGCAACGTGTACTTCGTCGTTAGTTACAGTTCCTGGCTGTTGCTGTGCCCATTGAGAAGTTCCTGGAGTGCCATCAAAG